AAGGTGGAGAAGATGTTTGCCCAGGTGGTCAAGGACTGATCTCTCGCAGGCGACTTGCCATTGTCGCCTCTTTGCCCCGCCTTCTCCCCCGGCGGGGCTTTTTTTGTCCATTTGCCAATCGGACGTGTTGCAAATAGTTCACGCGACAATACAATCAGCCGCAAGGCATACCGGGCGACCGGCCCTGACCTGTGGCGAGACACCACCGATTGGCTGCCGTAAGCAGCAAGCAAGGCCCGGATACCCGGCTCACCGACGCGCAAACCCCTGACTACTTAACCGAACGAGGTATACAAATGAGCGTTTCTCTCTCGAACGCCTTTGTGACGCTGTTCGATGCTGAAGTCAAACAGGCTTACCAGGGCAAAGCAATGCTGGTGGGCGCTGTGCGTCAGCGTCGTGGTGTCGAAGGCTCCCAAGTAAAATTCCCGAAAGTCGGTCGCGGCGTGGCAACTGCCCGCGTAACCCAGACCGATGTAACCCCGATGAACGTCGGCTTCTCGACCGTGACCTGCACGATGTCGGACTGGAACGCCGCCGAGTATTCGGACATCTTCTCGCAGGCAAAGGTCAATTTTGACGAGCGCTCTGAGCTCGCCCAAGTGGTCGGCGCTGCTATCGGTCGCCGTCAGGATCAGCTGATTCTCGACGCGCTGGCTGCCGCTTCTGGCACCGGCACCGTGGCCAACTCTATTGGTGGCGCGAACACCAATATGAACATCTCGAAGCTGCGCGAGGCCGCGAAGATCCTGAACGCCAAGAACGTGCCTTCCGAGGGTCGCCACATCATCATCCACGCCAACTCGTTGGCTGCGATGCTTGAGCAGACTTCTGTTACCAGCTCTGACTTCAACACCGTCAAAGCGCTGGTTCAGGGCGAAATATCGACCTTCATGGGCTTCCAGTTCCACATCCTGGGCGACCGCTCAGAAGGTGGCCTGCCCATCGACGGCTCGTCTGACCGCACCCTGTACGCCTTCCACCGCGACGCTATTGGCTACGCAGAAGGCATCGCACCCAAGACTGAGATCAACTACATCCCTGAGAAAACGAGCTGGCTGGTCAATGCTCTGTTCTCGGCGGGTTCGGTTGCTATCGATGCCGAGGGTATCGTCAAGATCACTGCCCGCGACACTGCGGCTGCAGCTTAATAGGGAGGGCTGAATCATGGCTTTTGATGCAGCTGGCTTGAACGCCGCAGGTGGTCAGTCCAAAGCGGGCAATGCCCCGCAAATGTGGACTTACACCACCACTGATGCCGCCGCTACGGTTGATACCAGCGGTTATTTCAACAGCATCGCTTCGATCCTGAAAGTTGGCGATCTGATCTACCGCGTGACCACCAGCTCGGGCTCCGTGTCCTCGGCTGGCTTCCATGTCGTGCTGTCGATCTCCGCTGCTGGCGTGGTTGACGTTGCTGATGCACAGGCAGTCAACACTGGCACGAACACCGATTAATCGGTAATTCGGCACTGAGGCCAGCCGCTGGGAAACCGGGGGCTGGCCTTTCTCACATTAAGAGGTTGCAATGGCTGCAGGCGATACCGGTGTTTCGATCTGTGCAGATGCCCTTATTCTGCTGGGCGCTGCGCCCATTTCGTCTTTCAATGATGGCACTGACGAGTCCAATGCCTGCGACCGTCTATACCCTGACACGCGGGACTCAACGCTTGTCATGTACCCGTGGTCATTCAACACCAAGAAGGTTCAGCTCGCCCGCCTGCTGACCGCGCCAACATCGGTCTGGGCATATGCCTATCAGCTGCCAGGCGACCGGCTTGCAGGCCCGCGTGCGGTCTATAACAGCCCCTCCCCTGGCGCTCCAGTGCAGAAAGACTGGGAGATCCAAGGCGACCAGCTGCTGACCAATCTGACGGCTGTGTACATCGATTATCAGTACAGCGTCGGCGAATTCGCCTGGCCGCAGTATTTCGTTCAGCTGATGAAGTACATGATGGCCTGGCATCTGGCAGAGCCGATTACTGAGCAGCAGGACAAGTCGCTGCGCTGGGAGCGCAAGGCTGTGGGCGATCCGTCTGAGAACGGTCGCGGCGGTTACTTCCGCACCGCAACCCAGATCGACGCGCAAGGTCAGCCGACCCGCGCCATCGAGGACTTCACCCTGATCGCCGTGAGGAACTGATGCCGCGCTTTGTTGACTTCACAACGAACTTTAGCACCGGGGAGCTTGACCCGCTGCTGCGAGCTCGCGTGGATCTGCAGGCGTATGGCAATGCGCTGGCCAAAGCAACCAATGTGCTGATCCAGCCGCAGGGCGGTCTGCGCCGTCGCCCAGGCCTGAAGCACATCCTCGAGCTGCCGAACAGCAGCACGGCATCGGCTGGCAACGGCGTGCGCTTGGTGCCTTTCCAGTTCTCCGTAGATGACTCATACATGCTCTGCTTCACGCATAACCGCATGTACGTCATCAAGAATGGCGCTGTGATTGCCAACATCAACAGCAGCGGCAATAACTACCTGACAACCAGCATTGGCAGCAGCATTGTCGATGACATGTGCTGGACGCAGAGCGCAGACACGCTGATCGTGGTGCATCCTGACATGCAGCCGGTCAAGATCGTGCGCGGCGGTTCAGACTCAAGCTGGACGGTAACGACGATCACGTTTGATTCAATCCCAAAATACGCATTCACGCTGACCACGACCACGCCGTCCGTCGGCCATCTAACGCCCAGCGCTGTATCTGGGAACGTGACGCTCACATCGCAGAACAGCGTTTTCACTTCTGCCAGCGTCAACCAGTACATCAACGCATCACCGCAAGGTCGGGCTCGCATTGTCGAGTACGTCAACGGCACAACCGTCAAGGCTGTCACCGAGTATCCGTTCTTTGACACCAGCAACATCGCCCAGGGCAACTGGGAGATCGAGTCTGGCTATGAGGATGTGTGGAGCTCTGGCAAAGGCTGGCCGCGCAGCGTGACCTTCCATGAAGGCAGGCTGTATTTCGGCGGCAGTAAGTCGCGCCCGTCCACAGTCTGGGGCAGCAAGATCGGCCTGTTCTTTGACTTTGTGCCGTCAGAATCGCTGGACGATGATGCGGTCGAGGCAACGCTTGACACCAACGAGCTTAACGTCATCACGGACATCGTGAGCTCGCGTGACTTCCAGGTGTTCACCACTGGCGGTGAGTTCTATGTGCCGCAGCAGGGAACCGATCCGATCACCCCGCTGACCTTCACGTTTAAGAACGTCAGCCGCAACGGCATCAAACCTGGCACGCGAGTGCAGTCGGTCGAATCCGGCAGCATTTACATTCAGCGCCAGGGCAAGTCACTGAACGAATTTATCTTCTCTGACACGCAGCTGACATACATCACGCAGCGCATCTCGTTGCTGTCTGGCCATCTTCTGAAAGCGCCTCAGCGCATTGCTTTGCGCAAGGCCTCAAGCACGGATGAGTCTGATCTGTTGCTGATGACCAACGCCAGCGACGGCAGCATGGCTGCGTTTTCAATCATGCGCAGCCAGCAGATCACAGCTCCGTCAGAGTTCACTACAGATGGCGAATTTGTTGATGTTGGCGTGGACATCACGCAGATCTATGTTGTCACCAAGCGCGTGTTCAATAGCACAACTCGGTACTTTATTGAGCAGTTCAAAGACGATCTGTATACAGATTGCGCATTTGTGGGCGCATCGGCTGGTGGCGTTGGCTCTGGCCTGCCGCACATTGGCAAGTCGCTGAACGTCATCACGGATGGCGTGCCGCAGTCCAACGAGACTGTGAGCTCAGGCGGCGCTGTCACGTTCGACCGTGAGGCTGTCACCAGCTATGAGGTCGGCTTGCCGATCACTGTGTACGTCAAGACAATGCCGGTTGAGATCAAGCTGCAAACCGGCAGCCGCGTGTCTTTCAAAAAGCGCATCGTGCAGATCAGCGCAGTGGTGAAGGAAACGCAGCACATGCTGATGAACAACCAGCCTGTCATCACGCGGGCGCTGGACAACCCACTGCTCGACCGTGCTGTGCCGACGTTCACCGGCATCAAGCGGGTCAACGGCGTGCTTGGCTACCGCAACGAGCAGGCCATCGAGGTGAGCCAAAACCTGCCGCTGAAGATGAACCTGCTGGGATTGGATTACCGCGTGGCTGTTTATTCGGGAACGTAAAACATGGCTTTTGAAAACAATGCACTTGCCGCAGCCAGTTTCCTGAACGCCTATGCCAGCGGTCAGGCGCAGAAGGCTGCTTCCATCAATCAGGAAACCGGCTTTCTGCTGCAGGCCGCTGACTCTGTAGCGCTGTCTGACGTTCGCGCTCAATTCTCTGAGCAGTACGCCAACATCCAAGCTGGCCGGATGCTCAAGCGTGCAGAGATCGAGGCACGCAACTATGAGATCGCTGGCAACACGCTGCTCAAGAACATGCGGCAGACCAATGCTGCGATCCGTGCTCGAGCAGCTGCATCTGGTGTGGTGGTCGGAGAAGGATCGTTCCAAGGCGTGCAGAACGAGAACGTGCGCAACACGATGATGGACGTTGGAATCGCTGATCTGAATGCACTGACTGCGCGGGTCATGGGCTTTGAGGATGCGACTGCAATGATTCAGTCCACTGAACTGCAGACCACGCTGGACAAGTGGGCGGCCAAGCGCCAGGCAGGTCAGTACACGCAGGCAGCGTCTGCCGCTCGTCGCACTGGCGGGCTCATGGAAACCGCATCGCTGGTGCAGGGTGGCATCGACGCTTTTAGGGCTTACAAGGGTAAATAAATGGCGACCAGACTCGACTCAGGAAACATCCAGCTGCGCCAGGTCAACTATGCGCCTATGCAGCAGGTTGTCCCGCGTGGCGTTGATTACATCGGCCCGCGTGCCGAGGCACAGGCTAACCAGACGCTGGCCAATGTGATCGACCGCATGGGTCAGTTTGCCAATGCGCAGATCAAGGACATCCGCATTGAGCAGGCCATGCAGTACGCCGCTCAGAATCCGATCACACCTGAGCAGATCGAATCGGCCAAGAATGGCGACACTTCGCAGGTAATCCCGCAGGGTAACTTCAGCTACTTCGACCAAGCTGTGCGCAAGGCTCGCAGCTTTGAACTGTCCAATGCCTTTGAGATGGAAGGCAGGCAGCAAATGTCGCAGATGCTGATGCAGATTGAGAAAGGCGAGCCAGTCACTGCGCAGCAGATTAGCGCCAAGCTGACATCAATGACTGACGGTTACACGTCGTCGCTGGCCAAGATCGACGGCGAGGCTGCGTTGAAGTTCCGCGCCAGCATGGCGACGTATGGCAACTCTGTGCTGAACGAGGCACTGCGTCAGGAAGTCAAGAAAACGAAGGAGCAGCAGCTGGTCAAGCTGCGTGCTGATTTTGACAACCAGCGCAAGATTTTTGAAAGCACGGTGCTGAACAACCCTGAGACATCAGAGCAAGTGGCTGGTGTATTCAAGACAAGCATTTTGAATCAGGCGGTGCTGCAAGGCCCGGCTGTCTTTGGTCACTACTCCACCGAGATCGACAAGGAAATCCGCGACGCAAAGATCAACGCTGTCACTAAGGCAATCCTTGATGACGATTCCATGATGTCTGACGCGAAAATCTATAGGCGAATCCAAAGCGGCGATATTGGTCGCTATGGCGCTGTGCTTGGGGCGATGGATCAGGAGGCGGTGGCCAAGATCAGCGCCAATATCTTTACCGCTCAAAACCAGCGCAAGGCAATGGAGACTGATGCGCGTGCCGATGCTCGTCGCCAGGACATGCTGGAGTTCACCAACCTGTTGACCAAGGCTTTACCACTACCGGAAGGCAGCAAGGAGCGCAAACAGCTGGCTGGCCAGATTGCAGCAATTGCCAACCGCAACCCTGATGCTGTGCCGATTGGCGTGCTGAACGAAATGCTTAAACCGCCCAAGGTTGGCGAAGGCAGCGGCAACCAGATGATCGAGTTCAACGTGCGCACGATGATCCGCGAGAACAAGATCACCGACCCCAAAGACATCCTGCGATATGTGGGCGCAAATGGCCTGAACGGCAAGCAAGCAAATGAACTGCTCAACGAGCTGTATCGCGTTGAAAAAGGAGACTCAGACAAGCTGTTCCAGGGTCTGCAGAAACGTGCTGGCATACCGGTCGAAAAGAACGGCATGACCATCATTGACCCCAAGGGCTCCGAGTTCAAGCAGCTGCAGACGCTCAAGGCCGAGTCTGCTGAGATCACTGCACGGTACTTGCGCGAAGGAAAGCCTGAGCCGACAGCACAGCAGATCCTTGACGAGATCGACAAGAACATTTCCACGCGCATGAAAAGCGCAACCGTGGAAGGCGCACGCAGGTCGCTTGAGGTTTACAACAAGAAGGCTGGCGTGCCGATCACTCGCGGCAACCTGACTGCCATTGAGCAGAAAGGCAAGCTCAATGCCAATGAGCTAACGCAGGTCAAGCGCCTGCTGGATCAGATTGAGGGGCGCTGAGATGGCATATTCACAGATCGAACAGGGCTACCTAAACCTGCTGGCAGACTCAATGCTGCCGCCTCCTGAGCCTGCCGCAGAGCCGTCGCTGGATGGTATGCAGCTGGCTGCTGGCCCGACGCAGACGCGTACCGATGCGCCGCAGGGCTATGGCTCCATTCGCGCCATTGAGCCGACCACGTTTGAGAAGGCGCTGCAGTCTGCAGGCATTGGGCTCGAGCAAGCTGGGCGCTTTCTGGATGGTCTGGGTCAGGTCGATGTGCCTGGTCTTGGTTCGATCAGCCTGGCTGACATCGTGCCGTTTGTCGGTAGCGCCAAGCCTGGTACGCGCAGCGTGATGGGTGAGCCCGACTGGCAAGGCACGCCGAAGGTCTTGCAGGCTCCGGCTGCAGGTCAGCCGATTGTGACCGGCAAAGGCCAGACGATGCAGCTGTCGGAGGATGCAAAGCTGGCCGCAATGGATGCTGCTTTCAATGCCAAGCCGGTGGCGACTGGTATCAAGAAGGCAGGCCAGGCGCTGGCACCGACCGCGGTCAACATGATGGAGCAGTACCTGACAAAGACCGGCGCGATTTTAAAGATGGCACCGGACAGCCCAAGCATTGAGGTGCCGTCAGCGCCTAAGCTGAACACGCCTGCTTTTAAAAAATGGTTTGGCGAAAGCAAGGTTGTGGACGACAAAGGCCAGCCGATGGTCATGTATCACGGCACTCCAGCGAACATTGAACAATTTATTCCACAAGATCCAACTGGTCGATCAAAAGCAATTTTTGTTTCTCCAGATCCTAAGTTTGCTGAAGGTTTTGCTGGAGGGGAATTCACCATTGCAGAAGGTGGCTCGCCAAATGTAATACCTTTGTATGTACGCGCACAAAACCCCTTTGATTTTGATAATCCAAAACATAGATCAATGGTTATTGATTTAGTTATGGAACATGAGCCTTTATATAAAACAGCGCCAGATAAGGAAGGTATGCGTCGCGTTTTAGAAAATGCTCTGACTGACAAAAACGCAAACTGGTCAACATTAGAACAATCTGAATTCCAAAAAGCAATTAAGGAGTTGGGGTTTGATTCATTCTATGTAAAAGAAGAAGGAATCAAAAATCTCGCCGTTTACGATGCAAAGCAGATCAAGTCCGTATTCAACAAAGGCACGTTTGACCCGAAAGACCCGCGCATCCTGTACGGCAGTGGCACGACTGGTGTGGCAGCGCAGGACGAGGAGAAAAAATAATGGCAGTCGATCCACTAGCAAATCGCCTTGACCAGATGCTGCCAGCGTCGCCTGCCCCTATTCTGGAGTCCGACGCGCCGATGGAGCCGATGCCTGCCGAGCAGCAACCTGAGCTCGACCTGGGCGCAACTGACACCGCTGAACCAGGCACGCCAAGCATGGATGGCGTGCAGCTGGCTGGCCTGTTCGACAAGGGTGTCGGCGCTGTCGTGCGCAATGTACTCAAGAGCGAAGGCAAGCAGGCTGGCCGTCAATTCGTGCCAGAGGCTGGCCGCGTCGCAGCTGACGTGCTGCCACCTACCGGCAAGATTGGCAGCAAGGTCATCGTGCCGGAAGCCAGCCAGACGGTGACTGACCAGGTGCAGCAGGCTGTCAGCCGCCGCCAGAAGTTCAGCACGCTGACCGGCAAGCCGCCCGAGGAAGCATTCAACCTGGCCAACTTTGCCGACCGCGATGCGGCAGGCGTGGTGGCCGGTGTGTCAGACGCGCTTGGCATTAAGACCAAGCGGGTGACGTTCGACCAGATCAAGTCTAAGGCGACCGAGCAAGGCATTGACGAGCAGTTCCTGACTCGCCTGGTTGGCACCGACGGCAAGATGATGGCCAACGCCGTGGACACTTACAAGGCGCTGGAAGTGCTCGAAACGAGCTCAAAGGAGCTCGACCGACTATTCAAGCTGGTGGACTCCGGCCAAGCTACCGACGCGCAGAAGCTGCAGCTGCGCCAGCAGATCGCCCTGCACGGCATGATTCAAAAAGGTGTGAAGGGTATCCAGACCGAGACTGCTCGAGCTCTGGCTGTGTTCCGCATTCCGCGTGACGGCAATGCCGATGTGATCCGTAAGGTGCTGGACGAGTACGGTGGCGATAACTCGCTGGTCGATATGGCTCGCGCTTACACGTCGCTGGATTCCCGCGCTGCCAAGAATCAGCTGATCGAGAAGTCGATGATGTCTGGCGTGAAGGACATCTGGTTCTCGACGTACATCAACGGCCTGCTTTCCTCCCCTGTATCGCACGCCAAGAACGTGCTGTCTGGTATTGCCTTTGGCGCGTACCAGATCCCTGAGCGCATGATCGCTTCGGTTTATTCCAATGTGCTGCCGGATGGCGTGCGCAGCTGGCGAGCTCTGGTGCCTGGCAGTGAGGCCGAGAAAATTGCCTTTGACGAGGCGCTGACAATGATCTCGTCCACGTTCCGTGGCATGGGCGAAGGCTTTGAGCTGGCGACCAAGACGTGGAAAGAAGGGATGCCGCAGCTGGATATGGCCAGCAAGGTCGAGATGCAGCGCAACCCACAGGAGGCAATGGGCGAAACCCTGCAGCGCATGTTTAACGCTGACCAGGACAGCTTCTTTGCCAAGGGTCTGGACTTCTACGGCAAGGCAGTCACCCTGCCAGGCCGCGCCCTGATGGCTGAAGATGAGTTTTTCAAAGGCATGTTCTATCGGATGCAAATGAACACGCTGATTGAGCGTCGCGCTAAGACCGTCTATAGGGACGCGCTGGCTGGTGGAGCTGATGAGGCATCCGCGCTGGCCAAGGCAGAGGTCGAGGCGCAAAGTCTGTTTAAGAACCCGCCTACTGATTTGGACGAGGCAGCAATGGAATTTGCCCGTAGGGGAACATTCACCGCTGACCTACCCCCTGCCCTGCAGGAGCTGCAGAAGGTGTTTAACTGGGCTCCGCTCAAGGTGGTGGTGCCGTTCTTCAAGACTCCGGCCAACATTGGGCTGGAGGTGGTGGAGCGCACGCCATTTGCCCCGCTGTCATCTCGCTTCCGCGATGACATGGCCAAGGGTGGCATTTACCGCGACATGGCTCTGGCCAAGGTGTCGATGGGCTCCGCGATTCTTGGTTACTTGGCGCATGAGGCCGCAAGTGGATCGATCACCGGCAGCGGCCCGGCCCGCAAGGAACAACGTGAGGCACTAATGCGGGACGGCTGGCAGCCGTACAGTCTAAAAATTGGTGACACTTATTACAGCTACCAAGGCATGGAGCCGGTGTCTGCCATGCTGGCTATTGCTGCTGACTATGCTGAGTACGGTATGTACCAGCCTGACCAGGGCAAGGTCGAGGAAGTGTTCATGGGTGCGCTGTTCGGCATGTATGAGTATTTGAAGGAGCAGCCGTATCTGCAGGGCATTGGCGAAATAGCCAAAGCGCTAGGGCTGTCACGCGCTGGTCAAACGCCGGATGCAGTCAAAGCAGTCAACGACCTGACCAAGCAGTTTGGCAGCTTCGCCATTGGCGGCTCGCCTGCCGGTGTTTACAGCTCCGCAGTGGCCAGCATTGAGCGCATGTACAACCCAGCAGCGACTGACACCCGCGCCAGCCCTGACCTGCCGATGGGCGTGCGTGGCTTTGTCGAGGCATTCAACAAGTATCGCAGCCGCCTGCCTGCATTTAACGAGGACTTGCCTGAGTCGCTGAACCTGTGGGGCGACACGCAGCAGCAGATCCCCAGCAAGAACCCGGCTGTGCGGTTCTCCAGCTTTGTGCTGCCGACCCGCGTAAGCCCACAGCAGTTCAGTGAAGTGGACGATGCGCTGGCAAGACTGGGCGGGCCGATTGGTATGCCTGACCGCAAGCTGGAGGGCGTTGAGTTATCAGCACAGCAATACAACCGTTTGCTGACCATCTACGGCAAAGAGACAGATGCCAAGCAGGCAATTATGGACACGATCAAAGCGCCTGGTTTTGACATGCTGAACTTGGATGACCAGCAAAAAACAGTGCAACGGGTGCATTCGGCCTATATGGACGCTGCTAAGAAGCAGCTGATTTCTGAAGATCCTGAGCTCCAGGCCAAGATGGGTGAATTGTTAGAGCTGCGCAAGGCAAACGGACTCTATTACAAAGCCAGATGACTTTGTACAATTTTCATAAGAAGGGGTTGAATTATGGGCGTGCCAATTAACAACGTGACCCGCAGGGTGGTCTTTGCCGCAAGCGGCACGGGCCCGTACGCGTTCACCTTCGAGATCCTGGCGGCGACCGACATTGCCGTCTACAAGGATGACACGCTGCTGACGCTTACCACCGATTACACGGTGAGCATTGCCAGCAACGGCACCGGCTCTGTGACCCTGACAGCCAGCCCGACAGGCGCGACGCAGATCGCCGTTGTCGGCAACAGGTCGATCCAGCGCACGACGGACTTTGTTACTGGTGGCGACTTCTTCGCCAACACGCTGAACGACGAGCTCGACCAGCAGACGATCTTCAATCAGCAGAACGCTGAAGGCCTAGCACGCGCACTGCAGGCACCGCAGACAGATCCGACCAGCATCAACATGACGCTGCCTCGAGCATCGGCGCGTGCGAATAAGACGCTTGCGTTTGACTCCAACGGCAACCCTGTCATCGGCGACAGCATTGGTAACTGGCGCGGCAACTGGGCTGCGAGCACGTCATACGCGCTGCGCGACATCGTAAAGGACGCAAGCAATAGCAACGTCTATATCTGTACGGTGGCGCACACGTCCACCGGCACCACGCCGATCTCGTCCAATACTGACTCTGCCAAGTGGGCGATCATCGTTGACGCTGCGGCGGCTGGCACATCAGCTGCAGCTGCAGCGGCTTCTGCTTCAGCGGCGGCAACGTCTGCGTCTAACGCGTCAACGTCTGCCAGCAACGCGTCATCGTCGGCTTCGTCGGCCAGCACATCGGCATCGACAGCTTCCACGGCTGCCACCAACGCTGGTAACTCTGCAACGGCTGCAGCTGGATCTGCCAGCACAGCATCGACTGCAGCGACCAACGCAGGCAACAGCGCGACAGCTGCGGCAACATCTGCAACGAACGCCAGCAACAGTGCATCTGCTGCCAGCACGTCAGCGTCTAACGCTGCCAGCTCGGCATCTGCTGCCAGCACCAGCGCAAGCAACGCATCGACAAGCGCGACCAATGCTGCTAACTCGGCCAGCTCTGCCAGCAGCAGCGCGACCGCAGCAGCAGGGTCTGCGAGCTCTGCATCGTCGTCGGCTACCGCAGCCCAGGCCGCGCAGACTGCAGCTGAGTCTGCGTATGACAGCTTCGATGACCGCTACCTTGGCGCGAAGTCTGCCAATCCGACGCTGGACAATGACGGTAATGCCCTGCTGACAGGCGCGATCTACTTCAACACCGCTGTGCCTGAGATGCGGGTGTACACCGGCAGCGCATGGGTTGCTGTATCGACCACTCCTGACACTGTTGTCGAAAAGTCTTTCTTGGCCACTGCTGGACAGACTACCTACACGTTCGCTGGTGGATACCGGGTCGGATTCACCTATGTCTGGGTAAACGGCGCTCTGCTCTACAGCAACGAGTACACAGCCACAGACGGAAGCACCATCACATTTGGTAATGCACTGACGCTCAATGATGAGGTGCGCATCCTTACTTTTAAGGCTGCTGGTTCTGTTGCAATCAGTGACATTTCAGGACTTCAAACCGCCTTGGATAGCAAGGCATCCACAGGCAAGGCCATCGCAATGGCCATCGTATTCGGAGGTTAATCATGGCTGCGCCAAACGTCGTCAACGTAGCAACCATCACCGGCAAGACCGGAGTTCAAGCGGTAGGAACTAGCGCAACAGCAATTGTCAGCAACAGCGCAGGCAGTGGGAAGGTCATTAAGGTCAATGCGCTGCTGGTGTCGAACGTCGAGAACACCACGGCTTATACCATCACTGCTGACATATTCAGATCAAGCACGGCATATCGCTTTGCTACGGCCATCTCAATTCCTGCCAACTCAACGCTAGACATCATTAACAAGGCTATTTACCTAGAGGAAGGCGATAGCTTGCGTTTGACTGCAAATAGCGCAAGCAAGCTCGAGGCAGTGGCATCGTATGAGGAAATCAGCTGATGGCACGCCGTGCTAATGGCGGGCTGATTGGCCCTGCCAATACTCCAACCAGTAGCACAGCTGGCGGCATTTGGTCGCTTGCTGAACAGGATCGCTGGAAGCGCGCATCTGCATGGCCGTCTGCTCCGACTGTACCTGGTGCGCCGACAAGTGTATCTGCGACCGCTGGCAATGCGCAGGCTACTGTCTCGTTTACTGCTCCCGCAAGCAATGGCGGCAGCGCAATTACCGGATACACGGTCACATCCAGCCCCGGGAATATTACGGCGACAGGATCTTCGTCTCCTATCACAATTACCGGCCTGACAAATGGCACGTCGTACACGTTCACCGTGACAGCGACCAACGTGGTCGGCACTGGTGCTGCGAGCTCTGCGTCGAGCAGCGTTACTCCAAGCGCGTATTCCGGCCCAACTGAGCTTGAATACCTTGTAATTGCCGGTGGTGGCGGTGGTGGATCTGGTGATGCAGGTGGTGGCGGCGCTGGTGGATATAGAACAAGCGTTGTTGGCGCAACATCTGGCGGCGGCGCTTCTGCAGAAAGCAAGTACAGCCTAAGCTCCCCACAAACAATCACTGTCACCGTTGGTGCTGGTGGCGCTGGCGGCGGCGTAGGCCTACGTGGATCATCTGGATCGAACTCTGTTTTTGGCTCTATTACATCAACCGGTGGTGGTGGTGGTGGTGGATCTGGCACCGGAGAGAAAAACGGCGGCAGCGGTGGTAGCGGCGGTGGCGGCTCATACAACGGCACAGGAACAGCAGGAACAACTAATCAAGGTAGTGCTGGTGCAAATGGTGACAATAGTGTTGCTGGCGGCGGCGGTGGTGGCGCTGGAGCTGCTGCGTCCGGGCGCAGTGGTGGCAACGGACTGTCCAATTCAATTACTGGATCGGCTGTAACTCGCGGAGGTGGTGGTGGCGCTGGCGGTGAGGCTGGAAGCGCAGGAACGGGTGGTACTGGTGGCGGTGGAGCTGGTGTAATTTCTAACGAACAGAACCAATCACTAGTTCCTAAAGGTTCGCCAGGAACGGCAAACACAGGTGGTGGTGGTGGCGGCAATGGGTGGGGTGTCGCCACAAACTCCACTGCGTCAGGTGGCTCTGGCTTTGTTGCAATTAGATACGCCGACACGTTCCCTGCTGCCACATCAACCACTGGATCGCCTACATACACGGTGTCTGGCGGTTATCGCATTTACAGCTGGACAGGCTCCGGTTCTATTACGTTCAATTGAGGTTAGGCATGGCGCACTTTGCACAACTCGATGAAAACAGCATCGTCACGCAGGTCATCGTTGTGAATAACAGCGATTGCCTTGATGCTAACGGCCAAGAAAGCGAGGCAGTTGGAATTGCTTTTTGCCAAGGTTTGTTCGGCGGCACATGGAAGCAGACAAGCTACAACGCCAATTTCCGTAAGCACTACGCTGGCATCGGTTATCGGTATGACGCTGGCCTGGATTCGTTCGTGCCGCCTCAGCCGTATCCAAGCTGGACGCTGGACGCTGACGCGAACTGGCAACCGCCTGTGCCGATGCCTACCGATGGTGGCATGTACAACTGGAATGAATCGACGCTGACCTGGGAGCAGGCCGCAGTGTAAGTCCAAAGTGCAATCGCCCCGATGGGGCTCACTAATCTCAAAAAAGAAAGGAGCCCCGGATGGGCAAGTCGCAGAAGCTAGGGAACATGCCGAACGCTCCGGCTTTCAGTGCATACAGATCTGGCAGCAATCAGTCTGTCACGGCTGGCAGCTGGACAAAGGTGCAGTGCCAGACCGAGGAGTTTGACACTGCGTCTGCCTATGACAACGCGACCAACTATCGATTCACGCCGCAGGTCGCTGGCTACTACCAGGTAAATGCACAGCTGACACCGTCAGGCACAGGCACAAACCGCGTCCTGTGTGCGATCTACAAGAATGGTTCAGCTAACAAGCTCGGCGTTGATCTCACAGTTGATGGCCGGTCTGTGGCATCAACATTGATCTACATGAATGGCACAACCGACTACCTTGAGATGTTTGGCTTTGTCAGCGCTTCATCAGGTGCGGCTTTTGCCTCATCAACTGGCGGCGACACATATTTCCAAGCCTGCCTAGTGCGTCCTGCTTGACGGAGTGAATGATGGAAACCGGATTTTGGACAACCTTTGGCGCAGCCATTGCAGGCATTGGCGCAGGCGCTTATGGCATGTATCGCAAGGTACTGGCTGACCTGCGTCACGACAAGGTTGCGACGCTGCATGACGATGCCATTGACCAGGTAATTAAGACCCTGCGCGAAGAGGTCGAGCGGCTGTCTGTGCGCTTGGCTGCAGTCGAAGAGCAGAACCGCAAGTGCGAGGAGCGCAACGATCAGCTGCATCAAGAGATTCTTGAACTAAAGCAAAAGCTGCATGTGACCTGATGTGATCGATCCCATCACCATTGCCGCTGCGTATAAGGCAGCGACAAGTGCCATATCGATGGCACGCCAAGGGATCGAACTTTACAAGCAGATTAAGCAGACGGGCGGCGAGGTCGGCGGGATTCTGAAAGATCTAAAAGATCAGTTCCACAAGATTACCAATCCGTCGCCTGAGCAGAAGAAGCAATACAACGAAGAAGTCAAGCGTGTACAGGAAGTGGCCAAGGCCGTCCCTGCTGATGTGCTCAACGATGTCTGGGAGAACCTGGGCAAGTTCGTTGACCAGTACGACATCATGGTCAAGGCGTACATCGCCAGCGAGGTAAACGCAAAAGAGGTTTACCGAGGCGAGATGTCGCTGGCCAGGCGTGCGCTTGAGCGGCTGAAGGTCAGACACCAGCTGGACTCCATGCTGGCTGAGGTGCGCGAGCAGATGGTCTACAACGCGCCGCCAGAACTGGGCGACCTATGGACTCGGTTTGAAAAGATGTGGCAGCAGATCGTACAGGAGCAGAACGCGGCACTGGCTGAGGAAATGAGAAAGGCGCAGGTAGCGAGATGGCAACGGGAAAGGACACTCGCGGATCTTCGGGCAAAGGCGGTATGGATTGGAGCAGTGGTGTTCGTCCTGGCGTGGTTCAGCGGCCTCCTGATCCTGCTTCGTCTGAGCAGCACATACCGTGGACTCTACTCGTCACCGTGGTGGTCATGTGTCTTGTGCTAGTCATCGCGCTGCCCGTCATGGGCATCATGTACATGGACATGAACAATGCCACCAATGCTGCGCTGAATGAGATCCGCAAGATGAAGGAACTGCGGTTGAAGATTTTGAAGGAGCGACTGGATGCTGACCGAAAGCCAACTGAAGGAGATGATCCCGCGCAATAAGTATGTGTCCTACTGGCACCACGCGCTGGAGCAGCTGCTTCCTGATTACGACATCAACACGCCAAAGCGCATCGCTGCTTTCGTGGCCCAATGCGCCCATGAGTCTGCTGAGTTCACAGTCATCCAAGAAAACCTGAACTACAAAGCCAGCGCACTGCGTCGGCTGTTCCCTAAATACTTCCCTACCGATGAGCTTGCAGAACAATACGCATCAAAACCCAACAAGCAACAGGCCATTGCAAACCGTATCTACGCTAATCGCATGGGCAATGGTGACGAGTCTAGTGGTGATGGTTTCCGCTTTCGTGGCCGTGGTCTTATCCAGCTGACAGGTAAGTCCAATTACCAATCGTTTGCTGACAGCCTTGAGATCGATGTCAACGAGGCGACCGAGTATCTCGAGACATTCGAGGGTGCCGCGCAGTCTGCCTGCTGGTTTTGGGAGAGCAACAAGCTTAATGAGATCGCAGACCGGGGCGACATCCTCACCCTGACCAAGCGCATCAACGGTGGAACGATAGGCCTGGAGGATCGCAAGAAACACTATGCCCATGCGCTCCATGTCATGGGAGGCCACTAATGCGCTACCTGATTCTGCTGCTGGCGCTTGCTGCCTGCGAGGATCGCTTCAGGTATCCGTGCATGGACAAGGCCAACTGGAAAAAGCAGGAGTGCCAGCGCCCAGACTGCGCGATCACCGGCACCTGCCCAGACCAACTGCTCAAACAGGAGGACATGAAAGATGAAAAACCTAGCCCCTGAGCAGATGGACTCGCTGCTCAAGCTCATCATCGGCAGCACGTTCTGCCTGGTGGTGCTGACCATGACCGGGCTGTCGATGTACTCGGTGGTCTTTGTGACTCAGCCAATGGTCGGCATGGCTCCAGCTGACAAGCAGTTCTTTCTGCTGCTGTCGGACATGAGCAAGTACATCCTCGGTGCGCTCGGCACGCTGCTCGCCATCAAAGGCAAGGATGGTGTGGCCAAGCTAATCGACCCGCCGCCAGGCGTGTCCAAGGCCAGCGACTGGAATGACACGCCGCCTGCTGCACCGAAAAGTGTTGCGCCAGTACAACGCACTGAGCCGACGATTGACTCGCTGTCTGCCCCGCCAGTGGTGACTGGCTTTGGAGGCAAGCCAGCCCCTCCCCCTGCCCCTCAACCGGAGATCGAATGATGCAATACGTATACATAATGGCCGTGTACACCATATTCTGCTTTGCTGCTGCTAATGCTTATGCTGGTGGCGAGAAGAAAGAAATCTGCAAAGAAGATGCAAAGACCAAGAAGCAGGTCTGCAAAACGATCACCGTGCATAAGAAGCTGGAAGGCACCAAGGTGCCACCGAAATGAGCCCTCTACACATGGCCGCTGGCTGCGTACTGGTGGCTGCCGTTGCTGGCAGTGCCGGGTACTGGCGCGGCCATAACGCTGGCGAGGCGAAGGTGCAGGCTGCCTGGGATCGTGAGCGTGCGCAGCTCGCAGAGGAGCACGCCAAGGCGATGGCCGCTGCGCGTGAGAAAGAGCAGGCGCTGCAGGCCAATGCAGACCAGCTACGAACGGAGATGAGCAATGAACTTAAAGCTATCAATCAGCGTTCTGCCAGTGCTATTGACAGCCTGCGCAAGCGCGCCGACCGCCCCCCCGAGGGCAGTGCCTTGCCCGGTGCCACCGGCGCTGGACAAGGTGGATGTACCCCAAGAGAGCTTTACCGACAGGACGCTGAAGTGGCTGTCAGGCTCGCCAGAGAAGCCGACGAACTCGCAGCCGCCCTCAAACAGTGTTACTCCCAATACGAAACCTTAAGACGCTAGGTTCCTTCAGCCGTGAACGGCGCGACTTTGCCCCGGCTTAGGCCGGGGTTTTTTTCTCTGCTTCCCGTTCCTCCTCGGTCAGCTGCGCACCCAGCGCCCTGATGCGCCTGCCGTACATCGAGATCAGCGCCGTCTTTTTGGTGAGCTCGACGCGCTGCAGGTTCTCCTCGTTGAGCTGGCGCAGTTCCTTCAGGATGGTCATGCGCTCGCGCACCGGGCGCTTGCCTGCCCTGGCGGTCTTGTCAAACAGATCCTCCAGCGCAGCTGCCCAGTCATCTAGGCTGGCAAACACTGCGTGCGGTTCGGCCTTGCCTGGCACCATGATCGGGATGCCGTCTATCACATCGAGTTCTGCAGCAGGTTCTGCAGATTCTGCAGAATCGTTCTGCAAATCGGATTCGTCCAGGTCTGGCACATACTCGTCAACTGTCACTGCCTCGATCGGCTCAGACTCAGGCTCAGGCAACGCTGGCGGTGCGATCACGTCCAGCGGATTGGCAGGCATGGGCGTGACATCCTTGACCGGCCTTGGCTTGGCCTCGTCTGGATAGTCCTGCGCCTCCTCGACGGTAATCAGCCCCTTCAGCACGTCAGGGAAGGCATCGCGCAGAGCAAAGCCTCGAGCTCGCATCTGCAGCATCCGCTTCGGGTACGCCTGCCACGGCCCTTGCTTGCCCCATAGGCCTGCCCGCTTGGCATCCTCAACGCTGAACCGGACGATCACCGGGTTGCGCCCTTTGCGTCTGGCGATGCAGACGGCGACCGGGTTCGGTGTGCCCTCGCCCTCAATGCTTTCGTCCACGCCTTCGCAGACCGGGCTGGCCTGCACCAGCGCCATCGCTGCGTCACCGTACACGCTGGGCTTGCCGTTGATGACGGAG